TCCTTTTTAGTTTTCTCTGAAAACAATGGTATAAACTTAGGAGCGTTTCTGCGCTTTTTCAAGTTCGACCAATCATTCGAATACCACACGCCATTGATGTCACCACTTTCTCTGTTGATACCGATACGACAATTCTCGAATGGCAAATGTTCAACGAATGATATCTCACCGCCCAATGTCCAGACCACCTGCCAAAAGAAGCCACCGTGCAGCTCTAAATCTAAAGCAGTATTGTTGACCGCTGCATCAATCTTTAATGATTTGATAAGTGAAGCAGTACCAACATCCTGCGATGTGATACCTTTACCTGCAATCATCTGTGAGATTGAGCGTACCAATGATCCGTGAACTGGAGACTGCTCTGCTAGTTCAAGGCAGTATTGTGGGAATCCATTTCTATCACCATAGTCAACCCATCCTTTTGAAGATTCTTTTTCATCACTTGACACCTGCGTGTAATTAGACGAAAGGTTGATTGATGTAATTTTATTAATCAATGATGATGTCATTTGCCGTAGTTGTTTCAACAACATCGTAGTACGTGCCGTTGTCTATTAATTCTAAATAACCAATCTCTACAATACCAACTATTGATGCATCTTCGTCATCAATATTTGTGGACGAATTTTGTCCATAAACCACATAACGATAACGACCTGCCTGCGTAAGTGTAGATGTCGTGACAGTGATGTGTGAGTAACCGCTTCCGTCAGTTATGACCGTAGGAACTTGGTTTAATTTCTCACCAGTTTCGCTATTCTCCTCCCGAATAATCGAGAACATATAATGCGTAAAATCAGCCAACGTATACCTGCCCTCGTAAAGTGATAGATATAGTGACTGATTAGCCGTATTTGGTAAAAGATATACCATATAAAAGATAATATAAAGTAGCGGATAAATCTCTCAATATATCCGCTACTAAATTACGAATTAATCTTCGATTGTGATAGTGCCAAATGTAGCATTATCGAAAGGAACAGTTGTATAACTTTCCAATCTTGGAGATCGGAATCTGTCTTCAGCTGAAAGAGTCAAAGTGTAACCATTCAAGTCACCTTTTGCAGCACCCGTAGCACCGTTTCCACCGCTTACAAGTACACCTTCCTGCGCACCAATCATCCAAATATTTTCGTTAGCATCTTCAACAAAAACAATCCAACGACCATACGCCAAGTTCTGAAGTTCAACTTGCTTATTTTGGCTAAGTCCTTTTAAACTTACACTAATAGTTGATGTCCAAAACACTGAACCCGTATCAAGGTTAGCAGTTGTTTCTTCTACCCAATTGCCCGTGTTACGATGAGGAACATATTTGTAGATCGTCATCGTTGGCAATACCTCAACTTGTCCAGTTGTATTGTCGTAGTCAACACCTGCCATTACAACATCCCATTCCGCGAAGTAAAGAGCCTTTACGCCACCAATGGTATCATTACAACCAAGACCGAAACCTCTAGTTAAATTACACATAGTATTTTTTTTTTAATAAAAAAACGGATGGGTGTTTAACGCCCACCCGTTCTTTAAAGTTATTAATTCAATTATGGATTAACGTATCCAAGAGCGATATCTGCACCGAATCCGATAGCAGTACCACAACGGTAACGCATTGCAACACGCACGTTGTCTGAACCGTCAGTCATTGACATATCAATAACCTTCGCTTCGTTCAAATCAGAAAGCAAATCAGTACCGAAGAACAAGTTGTCAGCTTCCGCAGCAACCATTGTTGAATCAGGAATACCCGGACACACATAGATTTCGTAACCATCAATCAAGACTGGAGCATTCTCAGTCGCGTTGTATGTGAATTGGAAACCAAGTGTATTGATAGCTTGACGATAGAACTGAGCAGTCTTACGATTAACGTAAAGCTTCACTGTATCTGTTTTGCCAATCAATGTAGATGGCAATGCAGCAAGTACGCTTTGCATTTGCGCGATAACTGTTGATGCAGAAGTAGCTGCTGAGAAGTCAACATCAGGAGTACCTGATTTAGCGTTGTCAATCAATCTTAAAAGACCAGTGAACGCAGTGTATGTTGGTGTTGCATTAGATGATGCAGCATCAAAGTTACCCTGCCACAAGTTGTACTCAATTGCTTCTCCAACTTTTGCAGCAATGTGAGCCAACATAAAGTCAGCGAACTCAACTGGCACAACATCGTTGATGAATCCTGCACCGGTATTGTAAGCTTCCCAATCTTGAACGAATTGCTTTTTGCAAAGTTCAACATTAGTGTTCAAGTCAGTTGTAGTAAGTACAGTCTCAGCAAGAGTAACTGAACCTGCAGTTGTGAAATCACAAGTAGCAGCAACAACCAATCCGCTTGAAGAAAGCTTCTTGATAACCGCTTTGTACTTTACGTTTTCTTTGATAGCAACATAGCCTTTTGCTAGTGTGTCGCCTGATAGGATAGCAGCTTGTATGTACGGAAGTGCTAATGCACCTGCGTATGAAGAACTGCTAATAGTTAATGATGTAGCCATTTCTTAATTATTTTTTTAGTGACATAATCGTCTTAAGGATCGTGTCGTTTTTAGTTTGTTTTTTTGAAAAATTAACCGCAGTTTCTACAACTGCTTTCGAACAGATGCAAGTTCAGTTTCTTTTTCCGCTAGTTGATTCTTGATAGATGTCAACTGCTCATCCATTGCTGCAATAGTAGCCGCGATGTCTGCACTCATTTCTTCTTCAGCGATTTCTACTTCAGTCACCTCAGTAATGAAGCCACCTACAGAAACGAGAACCATTCCATTGTCAAGCGTATGCTCGCCATCAGGTGCTGGTTGTGGATTTCCTTCGGCATCGATAACATAAAGTTCTGCTCCTACTTCGAACGATTCGTTTGGTGTAGCCACCACCGTACCGTCTGCAAGAACTCCCTCCATCGCCATCTTAACTTCAACTACTTCAGAAAGCTGAACGCCTTTGATGTTGTGCTTTTTTAGAATAGCACTCAATGTTTCTATTACTTTCATTTGTATTGATTTTACACTTGATAATATAGATGCGTGTAAGTAATAGACAAATATTTATTAACACTAAAAGAAAAGCCCGTCACTCATTAGCAACGGGCTTCTCAATCTTAACTTAACAAAACACAATTAACACAATGAACACAAACACAAATTAACCTTTAACCTTGCAACGAAGATAAGTATTTTTCTATCTCAACTTCCCAACTTTCTGCGATTTGAGTTTTCGACATTTCAACACCAACTTCATTAAAGAATCCTTCAATCGAGAATCCTTTTATCTTTCCTTCTTTCACCTGATTCCACACCTCGTCATTCTCAACCTTCACACCTACGAACCAAGTGCCATTAGGCAATTCAAATCCAAGTGCTACCGACTTATCGCTATCACCTTCCTTGAGCCAAGACTCAACTACTGTTAATCCAGTCACTGCAAATGTATGTTCAACAGTGTGGTTGTGTTGCAGATTCTTTATCAAGAAATTGTGCGCTACTTTCTCAATCAGTTTAGAAGTGAATTGAGCGTAATATGGTGTGCCGTCACCGTCCTCACGATAGATCAATTTATCAGGAATCAATGCAGCACCGTACACCATTCTGCGTTCTTCTTGAATAGTTGATAGTTGTACTTTGTTCTGCGCAGATAACGCGATAAAATCTACTTCAATAGCAGGAAATTCTACTAGTGAAATTGCTTGAACACCAAGAAGCCCTGCTTCATCGATGTCGTATTGTCTTACTTCTTTTTTCATTATAATACTGTTTGGTCTTTTACTTTTTGATTCGCTTCCATTGCAGATGACACGTTACTACTTAGCACGTATGCTTGAACTGCGCCCGTCTGCGCTGGTCTATTATTTAGGAACGATGTGTTTAATGGATTGAATGAAGGAGTTACGCTTGTCATTGAACCGCCACCACCACCACTACCTAAACTACCACCACCACCCGATGCGCTACCAGCACCGCCGCCACCACCTGCTGAACTACTATTGAATTGAGTCTTGGATATTTTAACCACATTCGCAAGACCCATCGCAAGTGATATACCTGCCTTGACATAATTCGCTCCCGTTATCGCATCTTGCGGAACGGCAAGTTGAGCGTTAACCGCTTGATAGGTTGACATAATTGCCTGAGCAAGTGACAAAGCCTTGTTTATTTGGAACGCTCTTTTAGCTGACTTCTCAGAACCATTAGCAAAAGCATCATTTAACGCCATCAAAGAACCAACTGCATCAGAAGCTAATTGAACTTGCGCTGCATATTTTTCTTTTTGTAATAGCTTATTGGCTTCAACTTCTTCTTTTGATAGTTTAAGTTGTGTTCCGTGCCATTCCTTAAGAATTGGCTCTGTTGTCTTTATGCTATTTATAAGCGCATCAACTTCCGTTTTATTCTTCTCATCAAGAAAAGTATTTAGTCCTTTTCTTGACCATTCGTAGTATTCATCATCCGACTTTTTCTTTTCGGCTTGTATTTCTTCGTCTGATTTTTTTTTCTCTTTGTTTGTTTTTTTGTGAGAATCTTCTACTTTCTTCTTGGCAATAACTTCTTTTTCTGCACCATCAACAACTGCTTGTGCTGCTATGCCTTCAAGGTATGCAATATTTTTTAAAGACTTTTCAAGTTGTAAAGCTGCTGCTCCTGCGTTATCCGTTCCATTAATCCATTCAGATATCGCTTGGTTTGTTTCTTTAAATAATGTTTGTGAATTATCTCGCGCATCCTCAACCGCTTCTGCAAAATCTTCCGCAGACATACGTGACTTAGCATCATTAACCGCACGTTCTGCTGCTAATTTTTTAGCATACTCCGCTTCTAATAAACTTTTTGCTGCATTGGCTTTTGCTTCTTCAGTAATCTTTTTAATCAATGCAGTTTTTGCAGCAGTTAATGCATCCGTATCATTAATATCTCCTTTGATATTTTTGAAATACTCTGGATACATTTCAGACAATAACTTTAACGCATTTCTTCTTTCTTTTTCAGATAACGTATGGTCAGTAACTTTTCCAGTTAATACTTCAATTTGTGCGATTGACTTTGACTGCTCTTTATATTGAGCATCCATTGCGTTATTTAAATCATTTGTAAGCTCAGCCATTCGCGCTATTTCACCCGAAGCATCTCTCACCCACGCTTTTAAGTCTTTAAAGTTATATGCTATTGCGGTTATAACACCTGCTAACAATAAGAACGGATTTGAAACAATAGCAACCGCAAGTTGAGCCATAGCGGAAATCATACCGCCAATACCCGTTATCATTTCTTTAAAAGAAACGCTTTTCACGCTTGTCGCTAATCCTTTAACAGAGCTTGTTACTCCGTCAAAGTCCATATTAAACAAACGTTCTTTTAAAAGTCCTGCGTTGTTTTGTAATCTTTCGAATGCACTTCCTGCGTTGGCGTTCATAGCTTCCGCAGCATCGTTCATTTTATCTTTGACCTCACCGACTTGCGTAGCTAATTCCGCAAACTTTGCAGAGTTAGGGTCAAGTGTAGCAAGTTCTCTTTTGAGAATGCGCAGTTGTGCATAAACAATCACCAGAATTGGACAAAGCTGGAGTGTCCATTTAAGCACATTGAACTTCGCCTTACTTTTTAGATGATGCTTTCCTTCTGCTACTTTCGAGCAGTCAGTTTCTCCACTTATTCCTTGCTTGTGCATCTCAAACATAATATTTAAGTTGTCGTGTAGTTCTGTTATTCTCGTCATTTTATTTGAGTATATTTTAGTATTCCGCTTATCTCAACCGTGTATGGATATCCACTACCGCCCGTCATTCCAACCGCTAGTCTATGCTGCGCAGTATCTGTTGAAACATCAACTGAACCGCCTAACGTATTCAAGCCGCCAACCTGAGTGATGGTAGTAATAGCACTAACCGCTGCCGTTGTATTTTTGTAAATGTAAAATGCAAAAATTGCACTATGCTTTGTTGATGCATTTTGCGATACCACAACTGACAATTCACAAAGCCACGTAGTGCCATTATCCAAGTTCAACCTATCAACATTGTTCAAGAAGATTTCAACTTTATCTCCCGAAGCTGAGTAAGTACCTGCGCCACTAAATGACAACAGACCTCCTTGCGATTTTGCTAGTGATGGATTGACACCAAAATGTAGACCTCTTTGCTTTGCGTACACGCCTTGACCTACCACCAATGATCCACTTGCATCTGCTTTTACTTGGTTGAAGTCACCCAGCACCTGTGATTCGTTGTTGCCTATTTCTACCACGTTACCATTGCCACGAACTATTGGCTTTTCAACAACTTCAAAAGATTCGTTAGTGACTTGTGATGGTCTACCACTACCACCAAATGCATAGCACTTGTCAACATTTGCATTCCAAGTGTAACCGTATAACTCACAACAAGATTGCGAACCATCCAAGCCCGTATCAACACCGTCAGTAAATAATATTTGCCCATCTGCTGCGGAAGTATTTGGAGTGAATCCACAAGCCTCAGGTATATCTATAATCTTAATTAACTTACACTTGCTGCTGACCATCTTGCCAACCACGTAATCGCTTATCTCAAGCACTCTCCAATAGCTATCTTTAATATATATCACATCGCTGAATTGAATTGATTTATAATCGTTCAAATCAAGCGTAAAGTAAGCTTCCATTATTCGTGACTGCTCGTCATAAATCTCATTGTAGTACCTGCGCCAAAAACGGTTGAACAAGTTGTTCACGGGGAATGCAATGTACTGCTGAAGATATGTTTCGGGCGCGAAGTTTAGATCATTGTTGCTCACTTCGGGAAGCAATCCGTCCGAGTGACTGAATGAATATAATGATGTCAACACTCCTTCTTCGGCAACCTCATCATAAACCGCAATGCTTGGCGTTACATCTGCTTCATATAAACATCGTGCGCCCACGTTGACAAACGCACCTAGACTATCCACAAACTTTGGTATCGGTAGGTTCGTGTTAGCAACCTCGTTCAATGGTGTGCTAGAAAAACCTAACTCCATTACTTCTTCACCAGTTGCAAATTCGTTATTTGTTTGATATAGTTCGTAATCACCAAACACACGCTTTCCAATTGTCACGAATAGCTGAGACAAGTATTCGCCACCTGCCTTGTATGTCCATCTGAATTTCTTTTTTTGTTCGTCAACTGGAGCGTATAACACTACATCTTTTTCGTAGTCTAATTTCTTTGTCCAATCCGCAGAACCGCCCGACTGCAAATAGTCATCCATTGTTTCAATGATGATATGATTAGGATTGTTCTCGTCAGGAATCATCACAAGATTGTGCATACGCACAATGTCGCGCACAAGTTCCGATTGACCGTAATCGGGAGCGTTTAGTGCTGCATTAAATGTGCCGCCTTGCAAGATAATTCCGCTTGATGTAGCTATCAAAGTTAATCCCGTACCTAAGTCGACTATGTGGTCATTGTATGTGTACCAACTTGCAGAACCATTGTCATAATAAACGTAGTCTTGCAATACATAAATCATCTCAATTCTTTGACCATATGCAAGAAGAAGCGTAGGTGTAAAATAGTTTTCTGTTGGATACCAATATTCGGGCGCAGATGCGCTCCATAATATTTCTCCAGTATCTACATCTCGAAGTGATACCGTGAATGAACTGTTGCCAAACTGAAATGTTGTCCAATCGTTTAGGTGCGTCTTAAACTTTACCCCAAATTGAAACGATGCGGAATATGGAGCAGTAAATACAAAGTTAGCATCTACGTTACCGCCATTATCCGCATACTCAACCATAGATATATCACCTAAATCAAACGTGCCACTTGCCAAGTTAGTAGCATCGTCAGCAGCCAAATTGAAATACGCACTATCTGCACCTTCAACCGTCTTAATATCCTTACCCGTGATGAATGGCATATAGTATCGATTGATGGTAGTACCAAGTGATGTTGACTCATAAGTAAATCCTGCATCACTAAACACCTCATCGAATAACCACTTAATACGTACGAATGGTGTAAGGTCACCAACATACAACGGATTAGTAGTTGATACGATAGGTCGCGCTCCTGCTGCCCAATCTGATTCTAACTCGCTCCACTTTTGACCGCGATCAGTGAGACCATACTTGACTGCGTTGGCAGGTGTTGTGCTTGGCTCAGGAACGTTAGCGTAAATCATCTCGTGATTCAAATCACTGATGTTTGTCAGCTCCGAAATTTTCTTGCTACCAATAGCAGAAATTAAGTTTGGTACTGTTGAAAAAAAAACAATATCAGCCTCGTGCCATCGTTCACCTTTAGAATAAACACGCTTGACTTGTATGTGACCTTCAGCTATTGGAATAGTATCAACCGTCACCGTTGCCTTTACTCGTGTCTTAAAGTTAAAGTTAGTTTCGTTTGGATTCCATATTGCGCTAAAGAACTCACTGTTGCGCGATGTCATTGGTATCCTGAAGTCGCGCGAATATCCGCCCCTGGTAGTGAAGTCAGATATACTACTGAATTGCTTATTCAGGTAGATGGCTTCCGCTTCATTCAAGTCTAGAATGAATGGCTCGTTAGCTGAATTATATACTGTTAGATGAATCATAAGTCTTCGTTTGAGTAACGCACACGCAATGTTATGTTGTAGACTTTACCGT